TAAAACAGGCAAATTCCTGCACTCTGGAGAGATTATAGATGAATCTGCTCATAATACAGCAGCACATCGCTTCTTTTACCAGAGATACGAATGCAAGGAGAATGTGAATAGACTGATACCAGTGGCCAAGCATTATGAGAAAATGGAGAATCTGATCGATTCTATCAAGTTCAATGCTGCTTGGTTCAAGCCGAAGCACTACAAACTCTACGGATCTATGGCTAGTAGTGTTTATCAGAGGATAGAATCATCTGGAATTAAGCTTAACAATGTTGCTTTTACCCAACATTATAAGCCAAAATGCGATGTAATGTCGGTTAAATCCGACATTATCTACACTCACTACAACATGTACACAGCTACTGGTAGACCGTCAGATGCGTTCAACGGGATCAACTTTAGCGCCATGAAGAAGGATGATGGATCTAGAAGTTCATTCATAGCTGGGAACGACATGTTGGTGGAGTTTGACTACAGTTCGTATCATTTACGGATATTAGCGAATATTATCGGATATAATTTTGAAGAGAGTGATATCCATACACACATTGGTAAGTTCTATTTTGGAACGGACCAGTTGTCAGAAGATCAATACAAGGAGAGTAAGTCTCTGACTTTCAAGCTTTTGTATACTGACGCAGCTGCAGCCGAGGTGGATACTATACCATTCTTCAAAAAGGTAAGGGAGTTCAAGAATGCTCAGTGGGACAAATTCAAAAAGACAGGTGTTGTAGAGAGCTTCATCTCTAAGAGACCTATCAGAGGATTGGACACTAAGACACAGATCTTACCTTATATCCTACAGAACTATGAAACAGAGCGTAACGTCTTGGTCCTAAATGAATTACTAAATTTTTTAGCAGACAAGAAATCAAAGCTGGTGTTATACAACTACGATTCATTCCTGTTAGATTTTAGTAAGAAAGACGGAAAGAACCTTTTAAAACAGATAAAAGTAATAATAGAGCAGGATGGTTACCCAACCTCTTGCAACTACGGCAGCAACTACCAAGACATGAACAAATTAATTTTTTAGCCTAATAATCAGATATTTATATATGTTATTCGATCAGTTATCACAAATCCCAGAAGACCAATTGAACAAGCTATTTTGCACGTTTACGAAAAAAGATGAGTTGGACTATACCATCTCGGACATCAAGTCCAAGTATAATGTCCTATACTCTAAGGTCTTTGTCCTAGAAATTGCGGATGGGGACGAGTACGTTTGCACATACAACATTGATAGCGATAATATCAACAAGAATAACCTTTTACCCTCAACCATCTTAATGCACCGTAGGAAAGAGACCAATACTCTTTACACGATCAATTCACTAAATTCTTTAGTAGCCAGTTTAAATAATGGGGTAATAGATAAAAATTTCAAAGTTAATTGGCCAGATTATAAAAATTCCATACTTTTGACACGCAGCGGTGAATTCCGTAAATTAGATACCAAGATCCATGATATAGTTGTTTTGAACTAATGTGGATAAAATTATTTGGTGGTTTAATTTCAACATTGTAATTTCGTTTTTCAAATTTTAAAAATAACAGTTATGTCCAACATTGATTTAATCAAGCAGAGATTGAACAAGCTTCAATCAAAATCCACAGGCAATTTTGAAAAGATCGATTACTCAACATTATTCTGGAAGCCTAAATTAGGCAAGTCAGTATTGAGAATCGTGCCTCGTAAAGCAAACCGTGACTTCCCATTCGTAGAAGTCCCATTCCATCAGTACAACGTATTCAAGAAAAGCGTTTACTCTTTGTCTAACTTTGGAGAGAAAGATCCAGTAGAACAATTAGTAAAAGAACTTTACACTGAGAATACAGAAGAGTCTAAAGAATTAGCTCGCAAGATCAAACCTCGTACTAAGTATTATGCAAATGTATTAGTTCGTGGTGAAGAAGGCTCAGGCGTTCGCTTATGGGAGTTCAACAAAACTACCTATGAGAAATTATTAGGCATCATGGCTGACGATGACTTTGGTGATGTAACAGATATCGCATCTGGTACTGACTTAACAATCGAAGGTTACAATGATTCTATTAAGATCGGTAAACGCGAAGTAACTTACATCGCAGTAAACGTTACACCTAAACGTAACATCTCTCCTTTAGCAGAAAATGCTGACTCAGTTAAAAACTATTTAGAGAATCAAAAGGACATCTTAGATGTGTATAAGAAATATTCTTATGAAGAAATCAAGAATATGCTTAAGACATATTTGAATCCTACAGATGAAGCTGATGTTCCAGAAGTAGTAGAAGCTGTTCATGAAGTAGAAGTAGCTGAACCAACTGAACCAGAAGCTCCATTTGATGGCGGTACACCGATTGCTGAATACAAACCAGCATCATCTGCACCACAGCCAGTTAAATCTGCAGCTGCTAAGTTCGATGAGTTATTCGAAGAAGACGAAGATTAATAATTAAAACATTCATATGGCAACAGAAGAAAGCTCTAAGAAAAATATTAAGAGCGCGGCAAACAGCGCCGTAAACAAAAACAAAGTTGGATTCGATTTATCGAAATTCAAAGAGTCTAAAAATCTTACGACTGATGGTATGAAACCACAAACGTGGATCAAAGTATCAGACGCTTTTACAGAAGCCACTGGGTTACCAGGTATTCCAGAAGGCCAAGTAACAATTATCAGAGGACACTCAGATACAGGTAAATCAGCTTTAGGTATTGAGGCGATCGTCTCAGCACAAAAAGCAGGTAAGCTTCCGGTGTTAATCATCACAGAGATGAAGTTCTCTTGGGAACACGCTAGAATGATGGGATTTGAATTTCAAGAAATACCAGATCCAGCTACAGGCGAAGTTACATACGATGGACATTTCATCTATGCGGATATTGATAAAGTAGGTACGGTTGAAAAGGTAGCAGAATTCATGGCAGACTTAATGGACGAACAAGAGAAAGGTAAATTACCATTCGACTTGGTGTTCTTCTGGGATTGCGCAGGAACTATTCCTTGTCAACAGTCAATCGATTCTAAATCACAAAACAACGAGTGGACAGCAGCTGCGATGAGTAGAAACTTCGGTAACTACATTGACCAGAAGATCATGACATCTCGTAAAACAAACAGACAATATACTAATACGTTTATTGTAGTTAATAAGATTTGGGTTGATAAGCCTGCTTCATACGGTGCTTTACCTACAGTTAAATCTAAAGGTGGTAATGCTTTGTACTCAGACGCTGTTCTTGTTATCTTATTTGGTAACGTAACAAACTCCGGTACATCAAAGATCAAAGCGCAGAAGAACGGTAAAGACGTTGAGTTTGCAAAGAGAACTAAAGTTGCAATTGAAAAGAATCACGTTAACGGTGTTACTTCATCAGCTAGGATCATTATTACTCCGCATGGATTTATCTTAGACGAAAAGAAATACATCGATCGTTATAAGAAAGAGCATGCAAACGAATGGATTTCTATTTTAGGTATGGCTGATTTCGATTTATTCGAAGAAGCAGACAAAGAAGAAGATATCAACGACATTCAAGGTCAAGACTAGATAATGAACAAAGAAAGATTACTAGATATCTTTTCTCGTATAAGTAAAGAAGATAAAGAAGATGCTCTGCCTATACCAAATAATTTACATTTCAACAGTAGAGTTCTGTTGATCGACGGAATGAATACTTTCTTAAGAGGATTCGCCGTAGTAAACAAAATGAACTTGATGGGGAATGATATTGGAGGTATGGTTGGATTTTTGAGATCGATAGGACATGCTATCAAACTGTTATCGCCGACTCGCGTCATCATCATTTTTGATGGTGAAGCGGGATCGACGAACCGAAAGTACCTTTATAACGATTATAAAGGCAACAGAAACACTGGTAGTATAATGAATCGATTGTCTTTTGCTACTAAAGATGAAGAAGAGCAGTCTAAATACAATCAGCTCGAAAGGTTGATTGACTATCTTTCTTTGTTACCTATCACTCTTATCTCGATGGATAATTTAGAAGCAGATGATATTATAGGGTACCTATCACAACACATCTACAAAGAAGTATCAGATAGCGAACAGT